ACCTATTACGCTAAGGACTACACGCTATCGTCCCTCACTACCGAGGACTACATAACGGACCCGCGGTTCGAGACTATCCTGGTAGCCGTAGCGGAGAACAACGGAGCCCCCCAGTACCTGACCGCGGCGGAGTTCGAGGTATTCGCTCGTGATTATCCCTGGGAGTCCTCCGCCGTGGGGTGCCACAATACCGCGTTTGACGGGCGGATTCTGTCCTACCGCTACAACGTACACCCCGCGTTTTTAATCGACACTCTGTCAATCGCCCGGGTGTGGATGGGCGGGTTAGAGGCGGGTTCCTCGCTTGCCAAGGTAGCGACCCACCTAGGGCTACCTCCCAAGGGTACCGAGGTGTTAAACGCCCTGGGGAAACGCGCGGCGGACTTCACCCCGGACGAGTTCGCACGTTACGGGGAGTATTCGTGCCATGACGTGGACCTTTGCCGGACCGCGTTTAACGAGTTCATGCGCCAAGGGTTCCCGGAAAACGAGCTCCACATTATCGACATGACCGTACGGTGTTTCACGCGGCCGATACTCCGCCTCGATAAACCCCTGGTACGCCAGTACGCGGAGAACGAGGAGAACGCTAAACGCGCGTTCCTCACTGAGGCGGTAGCCCCCACGGAGGAAGAGGCACGGGGGATATTCTCGAGTAATCCGAAGTTCGGGGCGTTGCTCATTTCCGAGGGGATAGAACCCCCCATGAAAATGTCCCCCACCACGCACAAAGAAACGTTCGCGTTCGCGAAATCGGACCCGGGGTTTCAGGAGTTGTTAGAGCACCCGGACGATAGAATCCGCTGGTTAGCGGAGGGGCGGCTAGCGGTTAAGTCCACCCTCGGGATTACGCGGAGTAAGCGGTTACTGAAACTGGCCGACGGCGGGAAACCGTTAGCCGTGTTCCTGAAATACTGTGGGGCCCACACGCACCGGTGGTCAGGAGCCGACGGTACGAATTTTCAGAACCTCGATAAGGTTAAGAAGGGTAAGCCGGGGTCCGGTACGCTTCGCCGTGCCTTGATGGCCCCCAAGGGGTGGACCCTGGTAGTCTGCGACGCTAAACAAATCGAGGCGCGCATGCTGGCATGGGCCGCGGGTAACACACCGCTGTTAGACGCGTTCACGAAAGGCGAGGACGTTTACAGCGTAGCCGCTGCCCAGATTTACGGACGCCCGGTAAACCCTGCAGAACGCCCCGAGGACGACGCGCTTAGACAGGTCGGAAAAGCGACCGTACTCGGTTGCGGATACGGTATGGGTTCACTGAAGTTTGCCCAGACGATTCTACAGGGCGTAGTAGGTCCCCCTACGGTTTTCACCGAGAAAGATATTGAAACCCTCGGGGTAAACTACCACGCGTTCGCTACGAAGAAACGGGTAGAGGCCGCGATGAAACCGCCCATGAGATTGCAGGGGCAGGCACGGTTAATACACTGTGCGGTGGCCTGGCATATCTCGAACGCGTACCGACAGAGTAACCCCGCGGTGGTAGAGTTCTGGGCGAAGTGTGACCGGGCCATAGCGGAAATGATGCTAGATGAACCCGCACAGGTACTCGCTCCGCTCCCGGTTACGCTCGCCAGGCACGCGGTTATCATGCCCTCGGGGTTGCCGATTCGGTACGCGGGGCTACAGCACGGGGAAAGCGGGGCGTATTACCTGCAGCAGTTTACACGTAAACACGTGAATTTTTACGGGGGGAAGTTCACGGAAAATCTGATTCAGTCGCTAGCCAGGGACGTACTCGCCGAACAACTGGTATGGGCTAAGGAACATATCGAAGACTGCTATCTGGTTTCGTCCACGCATGACGAGGGGATTTTCTGTGTACCCGAAGAACGCGGGGAGGAAATGCTGGCGAAACTAAAAGGGGCGTTTCGCATCTGTCCCGCGTGGGCCAAGGGTTTGCCGTTAGACGCCTCGGGCGGGTTTAACCGTAGGTATGGGGACGTAAAGAAATGACACCGAAACGCAGGATAGAAATTTATTATTTCGGCGAGGGCCGTCTCATGTGGGACCACGTAACGACCCGGCTGTATGCCATAAACTTCGCGCTCCGCCTCGGGTGGGTGTTGCAGTATAACCGCCGCGTGGTCGGGTGGTGGGTGCTAACGCATACACGTAAGGTGGTTGGGTGGTGCACGATATGATTCTCGCGGTTATCGGGTGGGGGTTGCTAGCTATCGGGTTCGCTCAATTACTCTGGGGGTTGTTCCATGAGTAAATGCATTCTCCCTATGTGCGCACGTGACGCGAGCGCACACGGTTATTGTAAGGCCCACGCGTTACGGAAGGCCCGGGGCATGGACCTGGAAACCCCGTTCCGTAAGCGGACGACTCCGCCCGCGCGGGTACTGCTCGAGGACGTAATCGCGATTTGCGAGAACGGCGGTTCGATGATTACCGGTACCGAGCTCGCGGCGTTGTTCAGGAGGTTAGGGAAATGACACGAGTACACGCGCTTAAGAATCTCTTGATTGATGGGGAATGGCACCCAAGTAGCGAGCTGGCACGTGTAGTGGGGCATAGGTTTGGCGCGGCCGTCTTGCTAGCGCGAAAGGATGGTTTCGGCATAGACCGTACACGGTCCGCGAAACCCGGAGAGCACCTATACCGATTCGTGGGATACCGGGTGCATAAGGTTGCAAGCCCGAGGTGTTGCGATTGCGGTAGCTATAATATCGAAGTATTAGACGTGCGGCCCCGCCCATGATTCGCACCCCCGAACGCGAGTCCCTGGTTTTATCCGCGTGCCTCCGCCATCTAGAACGATGCCCGGGGGTATTCGCCTGGCGCAATAACACCGGTGTGGCTGTAATCAACGGCCGCCGGGTCGCATTCGGGTACCGCGGGTCGGCGGATATCCTGGCGGTTTACCAGGGCCGGTTTTACGCGTTCGAGTGTAAGTCGGCCACTGGGAGCCAGTCGGACGCGCAACGCGTTTACCAGGCCCGGGTGGAGGCCGCCGGCGGGGTTTACGCCATAGTCCGCGGAGTAAGCGACCTACCGTTTACCGCAGGATTTACGGGTAGGCGTAGGTATCATGGGTCATCGGACGATGAGTGAGTCATCCTAACCGCGCGTAATCCGGAACCGTAGGTACATCCGTACTCCATACGTAAAGCGATATTACCGCGTAACCCCGCGCGGTTACGTATCGCGTGCATGGCACGCCACGTGAAATACCCCCAGACATCACACGGAGGCAACACATGGAACGCATCGAACAGGCATGGTTTAACATTGGAAACGCGAATCGGGCCGTTGACCGGGCCGTTACCCCAGGGCATCGCAGGGAAGCCGCGGCGGTTCTCCGCCGGTGTATCGCCGAACTCCGTAGGGCGCAGCTCGAGACACTGATAGCCGATGAAGTGAGGTTCATGTGAGTATTCTGACCATGGCGGCCGCTGGCCGACTCCGGAAAATCGTTACCGAGGAAGTAATAGACGCGGCCCAGCATGGCGCGAAGTTCCCCCCGGAATTCACCGTACTACTCCAGAGGGAAGTTTTTAAGGAGGCGTGGGAGGACATGAAACCCCGCGCCGTCGTAATCGGAAAAATCACCGTGGTTCTCAAACCCGACGCACCCGAGGTAAATCTATGAACACTGTCGAACGAAAGGCCCGAAGCGTAACACCGGTGTTACACCCTAGCGCGTACGTACAGCTACGGATTTACGACGGGGAGAAACTGTTCTCAGTCGCGTTCGGCGAGGAAGGTTTCGAGCATGATTTCCGGGTGTCCGGGTTCTGTAAGCTCGAAGAGGCTAACGAGTTTTTCCAGCGATGGATGGAACGCCGAGTAGGCCGTCACTATGACTCGGTGGCCGCATGAACGCGTATGAGCTGAACGAGTGCCGGATAAAGCGGGACCGGGGGAGCGACCCGATATTCGCAGAGCTGTTAGACGCGTATGAATCGCACGACGCGGATGCGGATTACCGGGGCAGGATTACGGAGGCCGTGGAACTGATAGGAGTTCTCCGAAAGAAATGGGCTCGCATGGACACGGCCGCGGTTAACGACGAACTCGATTACGTGGCGGAAATGCTCGAGGGGCGTTAGATGAAATTCCCAGTAGAAACCCACGCACGGGTTAACCGGTTAATCGTTCGGCTGTATCTCGTGGTCTGGGGTGTCACGCTGATTCTGTGGAGGTGTTTGTGATACGACTTACCACCGCGTTACTGCTTTTGTCCTGTAACCACACCCCGGCCCGCGTACCCGTTACGAACGCCCCGGTGTCGACAGTGAAGTGTTTCGATAAGTTCGGTAACGTGATTTTCAGCCACGTAAGCCGCGACCGGCCGCACCAATTATCCCGCGTGGGGTGTATCTCGTGGCTCCGGTGTTGCGTAAGCGACCCGTGGACCTACGGGGAACCGGATAAGCGGCCGTGGGGAATCGGGTTCGAGGGGGACGCACCCGACTACAGCGCGGCCATCGTGGACGGGGTTGACGTTACGTGCACAGTCGTTAGGGGGTACATACCGTGAACGGGTTAACGTGCGGTAAATGTGGCGCGGCGATGGGGGAGCCATGAGCGAACCAGGTAGATGTGAACGTTGCGACGAAATACTCCCACTGGACAAGGAGGCTTGGGCCAAGATTGCCGAACTCACGGCCCGCGCAGAACGTGCCGAGACAAACCTGGAGGTCTGCCAGAGGCATCTGGCTAAGGCCCGCAACGCCGCGCTCGAGGAAGCCGCGCTGGCCGCTGAGGGGTGGCTACGCCATGTCCGGGTACCAGAAGACACGCTAGGCGAAAGACTCCGCGCCCTCAAAAGCAAGGCGACGCCATGACAGTTCAATCGCCTACAGGCCAAGGGCTGTGTTATTGCTGCGCCCACCCTACCGACACGTTTTATCAACCGGATACACAACGTTGGTGGGTGTGGCTATGCCTCCGGTGCGAACGCGTGTTTGTACGTACCCCGGTGCGGCTATGAAACTCCGCAGAGGTATCAAGAAAGACTCCGGTAAGCCCGCGCTGGACTTAATCGACCCGGAGTTCGAGCTCGAAATGGCCCGGGTACTGACCGAGGGGGCCAAGAAATACGCGGTAGATAACTGGCGTAACGGCATGTCCATAGGTAAATGCATGGCGGGTATTCGCCGGCATTTAAACGCCATAGCCCGCGGGGAACACATTGACCCCGAGTGGGGGCTACAGCACGCAGCCCACGCGGCATGTGGGGTTATGTTCCTTCATTACTTTATCCGCACCGGTAAAACGAACGTACCAGACGATAGGTGGGAAAAATGAGAGTATACGTTGCTACGAACTTCGCCCGCGCAACGTTAGCCCGCGCGGTTATGACCACGTTAGAACAGGACGGCCACGTTATAACGCACGACTGGACCGGCGAGAACGCCGCGGGTAAGTCGGGGGACGAGCTCGCCAGGTACCTGCAGCGATGCGCGATACAGGACTTTTCCGGGGTCCGCCGGTGCCAGGTACTCGTGGTACTGAACCACCCACAGGGCCGGGGTATGTTCGTGGAGGTCGGCATTGCGCTGGCCCTCGGTAAAATCGTCCTGGTAGTCGGGCCATCCATGGCAGAGTGTATTTTTTACGCCATGGCCCAGTGCATACACGTTGAAACCGTGGCGGATATCGCCGGGGCCCTGGCGGCCCTGGAATGAAAACGGACGCGGAGAAGTCCCTAGACTTACTCATGTGCACCCCGGTTACTGAAATGACCCTGGAACAGCTAACCACCGCACAACCGTTAGCCCGCGCGTACCTACCCCCGGACCACCCGTTCCTGTACCTGGTAGGTAAGGAAATTTCCTTACGCAAGTTTGTACGCTAGTAATCGGCACCCCAGTAAACCCCGAAAGCTAGTAGGCCCCGCTCACGGTGGAACGTGGCGGGGCCGAACCTTTTTACCGCTCGGGGATTAAAGCTCGAACGCGTGGCGGTCAGAAGTTTTCTTGCTACGTGATTCCTGCAACGCGTCCATAAACGTTTCGTATTCGACACACGTCATACCCGTTTCGTCCGGGTGGGCCTTCATATCCCCCGGGGAACGAAAGCAGACATAGGCCCGTTCGGGGGTTTCTTTCTCGCTGTCCTTCGGGATGAACTCAAGCGCGTACTTCGATGACGTATGCGCACACCCGCACAACATGACCGCCGCAAGTAGGTATCTCATTTATCCAGCCACACCTTAGCCGTTAGAACTTTCTCCCCTCCGTGACGGCCGTGCACGAGGAAAAACGCTTGCTGGGCGGGTTCGTACGATGCCTTGATGGCTTGCGCGTACAGGTTATACCCAACAAGGGAACCGTTAACGAGGAAGTCCCCGCCGTCGAACAGCGTATGGTAGTGGCCCATTACGGTTAGGTCCGCGCGGATAGGGTTGTTCCATTGGGCGATGGCCTTACGGAGCGGAATCGTCAAACCCCCCACGCCTCCGTTGTACTTTGTTTCATACCCGTGGATAAGCCGCATTCGGAACTTTTCGAAGAACGTACGGTAAACCATGGCGTTCTGCGACACGTTGAACCGGACCCTAGGATTATTCTCGTACCTACCCGCTAGCGAGTGGTAAGCGAACGTTTCTAGCGAGGTCCCCGTGGGGTTCCCGAAATGCATCGTGTGGGTCATCCGGCCATGGTTCCCCGGTATGAAATCGGCCTCTAACAGATATGGCGATTCCCGTAGCAGGAAATCTACACCGGCCGCGAACAGCCCCCGCCAGTGTCGGGCCGCGTCCCCCGGGGCCAACGAGTTGTTCGCCATGAGTTCGTCGTGAATCCACCCGCTGAAAAAGTCCCCCAGGGCCGCGAGGTAAATCGTGGTTATTTTCGAGTCCCGCGCCATGATATCGGTTAGCTTCAGGACGTTTTTAAAAAACGCCTCGGAGCGTTCGCGGGCTATGTCCAGGGAGAATTCGTTTAACCCATGGACAGAATCCTTACGGACCGGTTCCTCGATATGCCAATCGCTGGCCACCGCGCACGCTATAGCGTCGTAACGCTCGGACGCGGCCCGGTCGTAAACGATTATCTCCGGGGCCTTTTGCATTTTCACGAGTTCGGCGATTCGCTTATGTAGGGACTCGTTTTCGTCTAACAGCGCGGAGTGCTCGGTTTTCAGGTCGCGCTTTGCTTTCTCGTTCGCGCGGGTGGACCGGGCTACTTCAATCGGGTCCACCGTTATTTCGACATCCTCGAGCGGGTCTGCCACCACAGTCTTAGCGCGTTTCTTCGCCAGGTAACGCGCATGGTCCGCCCGAGCGCACGCTTTACAGTGGGGCCGATTCTTAGGGAACTCCGTTTCGACCTTTTCCGACTTACAGCGTGTGCATTGTTTCAAGCGGTACTCCTTAGTGTTTCAACAATGCATAAGCCCCGGCTGTAGCGGCCGCACCGGAAACGATACCCGCCACGAACGAGAGCACGATAATCGCCTTGACATTTACGGGTTTCGTTTTCTCGGCGAGCAACGCCAGGGCCTTATCGTTTACGTATGCACCCGCCGGGACCTTTACCATGCGCTCGATATCCCCGGTCGGGGTAAGCGGAGCGACTACAGCCCCGTCCGGCATGGACAACGCGCGGGGGGTATCCCAGAAACCCGCCGGGGTTTCGTCGATACCCTGGGCATACACGGGAAACGCGACTAGCAACACCAGGGCTATCGCTCTCATGGTTTCACCAATGACGTATCTTTAAACGACCCGTCCGCCTGCTTTACATAGCCCTTGCTCGCTAACAGCGATTCCAGGGCTGCCCGTTGCGCGTCCGTGGGCGCGCCCATCGTGGCGGGGATAGGCGTAACTTCCACCGCGGGAATAGGTGTCGGCATACTGCCAACGGACGCTGGCGGGTTCAGGCCGAACTTAGCGAACAGCGGCTTAAGGATTTTCTTGGTAACCGCGTAACCGCCGGCCGCCGTGAAACCTACCTTTACACCCGTAAGGATTAGCCCCCAGTTCAACGGGGCACCCGAGGCCAGCGAGTTACCGATTGCGCCCGTGATGGCCGTAATCAATACCAGGGTGGCCCCGCCCTCATCCGTTTTCAGCCACGGGATTTTATCCCCGCCGAACTTCTTAATCAGCGACACGCTAGCGATAACCGCCAGGGCAATTACCAGGGGCCAATCGCCAGACTGAATCGCCGCCATAACCGGTTTCACGAAAATTACGAGCTCGTCCATGTGTACGCCCTCTCAGAGTGTTATCGCAGTCTGCCACACATATTTTAATCGTGCCAAGTCGTCACCTTGGGCCCGCATGTACTGCTGATAAAGCAACGCCAGGTCCTTACCGGATTCGTAACCGGGTAGGCCAATGTGAGGGCTATCACCGAACCGACCGCCCCACGCTAACCGGTGTTTCGGGCACAGCGTGGCGAGCAATGCATAGCGCTTCGGGTCCCACGAGGGCTGTAGCCCCGGGTCTGGTGACGCGTCCGCGCACACGTCCGCGGCGATTCCGTAGTTATGCGCGCTCACTCCGCCGGGGGCCGCTCGGGGACCGCCCTTAAGGTATGCCTGGTACAGAGCATCGGAGCGCGAAATAGACCGGTAGAGCTCGGTAACGTAAAACTCTTGACCCTGCGAAGCCGCGTCCGCTAGCAGGTCCATCAGGCGGGTGAGAAATTCCGGGTGGGCGTAGTCGAGGTTTACCCGGTAGGTTCCGTTCGCAAACTGAAAGTATGGGGAAGTCATTGGCACCACCGGAGACAGAACGACGCGACTGTGAGAACCACCGCGAGTTCCGCGGTAAACCGTAACGGGTTCTGCCACCACGGTTCCGGGGTCACGTGTAGAAGTCCGGCGACTTGTTTTTGGTGCCGATTCCCGTGGATTGATAATGGATATCACAGGTAAAGAAACACGGTTTGTTTGTCGAACCGCCTGTAATCGTGGGAATGGTTGTAGCGGTAAGCCCGACCAGAATCAGCCCGTCCGGTTCGATACTACCGGTGGACAACTGGGTCCCCGACGGCGACGCGGCCGATAGCTGCAGCTCGTCTACCCGGTGCCGATATTGCGGAATCGTGCCGATATTCGGGGTGGACACGGTAAGTACCGGGGCTACTTCCGCCGGGAAATTGGCCTGATTATGGCCCTTGGCATACGTTACACCGAACGTTACCACGAGGGACCCGCTGATAGCCGTTCCGTTGTGCGCCCAGTGTAAGTGTAAGTACAGGTCGGTCCCCGGGGCGTAATCGTGGGGGACGTGGAATAACATGTCGCACAAATCCCCCGCCCCGTAAAACCACCCGCGGTAGGCCCCTCCCCGGAACGCGGCAAGCGTGGCCGCCCCGGCCCCGGTAGTTTTCGGGGAAACGTCCCCGATTAAGTCACCCCACGGGTATGTGCCCGCTACGAAAATCCCCTCCCCCGATGCTTTCGGCATGTTGAGTGATGGCGTTGTATCCATCACAACTTCGTCAACATAGAAATCTAACCCGGTAGCCCCACCCGCTACGTACAGCCCTACGGACGCGATGCGAGCGCCAGCGGGGGCCGTGATAAACCCCTGAACGGTAGTCCACGAGGTGGACGGAGCATCGACCGCTATGGGCACGTCAACCGATAACAGCCCAGTCGAAACCGACTCCGGTAACGCGGTTTCGTCGAACCAGGAAACGAAACACTCTATCAAGCTGGTCGGTACGGTCGCGCTCGTTTTGTACCGCAACGCCAGGCGATAGCTTACCCCCGCGGTTACCGTGAACTGTGCGCTATCGAGCTCTACATCGGTTCCCGCGCTTTGCTGGTGAATTTTCAGGTACCGCTTACCGGATACCCCGTTGCTATCCGTCTGTGTGGAAATCCCCGCCCCGCCGGTAATCGTTTTCCAGTGGTCAGGCAACCCGGTAGCGTCGAAATACGTTTCGAAACCACCGTTCAGCGGCTTACGTGACGTATCGAGCTGAGGGTTAATGTGTTGCGCTTGCGCTTGCGCGGCCCGAAACGAAACCTCCGTGGAGGGGGTACCTGCGACCACCTTAGACGCGTTACGCGTACGGGGGACAACGCGGGAATAATACAGCGTGCCCGGGGTCAGGGTCGGGAGTACAACGGAACGCCCCTGTGTAACCGCCTGCAGCGTGGCGGCCGCGGGGGTAAACCCTGGGGTGGTACTGACGTGTATCTCGTACTCGTCCGGGAGTTTCGCCAGGGAGGGCGCGGGGGACGTACCGCCCGTACCCGCGAGGATTTCCAGGGCCATACCGCCAATGGACGCGTGGGGGTTTAGCGCGATACCGGACGTACCCTGGAACCCCTTAAGCGCGTGCATTTCGTTACCCGCGCGGGTTTCCCGTGCAAGCCACCGGTGCGGGGACAATCCGGGCTTACCGCGGAGCGCGAACGCGGTCTGCAGCTTGCCTACCCCACGCGTGGAGTGGGATACGCGCTCAATCGCTAGCGACTGGTCCGCGTCAAACACACGGGTGTTAGCCACGAACGTGTAGTAATCCCCCGCCTCCGCCCATGGGTATGCGAACGGGAGAACCACCCCGAGGTTTAAGAGCGGCGTTGCCAGGTCCGCCAGGCACGTGGCCGTAAGCGTCCCTGCCTCCGTGGCCGTGTCTATGTTCGAGGTCGACGCCTCGGAAATTTCCATGAATCGGCGGCCGAACAACGCGATAGACGCGGAGTCGGAACTTTCCACATACTTGCGCGGGAAACTCCCGTCCGACTGGGGGTGTTCGGAGTCCGAGTAAATAACCCGCACCACGTTACGGACATCGGCGATATCCGACTTAGCCTCGGAGATTTCCGAATACTGGTCCGCGGTAAACGTGGCCTGAACCGTGGGGGACGTGCGCACGGGTTCCCACAGCGTTAAACGCCAGGCGGAGGTCCCCTCGTCATACTTCCACCGGATATCCCACCCGATTTGCAGCGCCAGGTCACGGATGCATGTAAGTACGCCCTGGCGTGCCACGATGAATTGCTTAATCGCCCACCCGGGGGACGAGGGCGTATACAGCGTGAACGCGGACAATCCGTTGTCGTTCAGTATCGCTTGAATGACGTTTTCGACCGAATATCCGCCGTTGTTCAGAATTCCCCGGTACGTGTACGTAACGGTATTATCGACCACGGTTCCCGAGGTCGGCCACGCGGGTTCTATCGCGGCGGCCGTTGTTCCCCCGGTGGTAACTTCGTACGCGAACGGCGAAGTAGACCGGGCCCCGTCCGTGGGTATGACGAACTCCCCCGCCGTGTAGGTTTCCCCCGGGCCCCAGATACGCAAACCCCGGTGTGTACCACCGTACGTCAATAACCCGTACACGCGTTCGATTTCGATAAACCGGTCCTGAATCGTCGCGGCGTAGTCCCTGCAGGAAAGCACTAGCGCGTTCTTCCCTGTTTCGATGGTATCAACCACCCCGTGAAACACGGCGAGCCATGCACCCGAGGCCACGTCCGCGAGCGCGGTATCGCCGGCGACTGTCGCGACCTCGATAGTAATCTCCCGGCCCACAGCGAGTAACGCCCCGTAAGCCGCGGCCGGGTCGAATGCGTGGTTTAGCGCGGAACCCGTCATAAGCGGGGTAATCGAGAGCTCGTCTTGCTCTCGTAGTAGCTGCACTGTAGCTACAGTGTGGGGGTCCCCGAGGGATTGTTCCCACGTTACCTCGCGGACCGCGTTGTACCCCGGGTACGATGATAAGTCCCGGTACGTACCGCCCGAGTCTTTCACCTTAACCCGGACGTGTTGGGCGATTTCGGACCCGGCGATAACAGCGGAGTCGCTTGCGCTTAGGGTTCTCATATTTGCTGTAGCGAAACGGAAAGGGTTCGAGCCGTGGTAACGAACGTACCGTCCACCACCGCCTTGTGCACCTTGCTCGTATCAGACTGCCCAAGCGCGGTACGCGAGGAACCCTCCCAGAGTACGTCACCCGTTAGCGTTAGCTGGGGTAACAGGGGACTCGAGTTCGACGCGGCGTGTGTGTATAGCTGGGACGCCCACGCGTCCGGAATAACAAACGGGAGTATTACCAGACAATCCCAGTAACGGGTCGCCGCGCTGTACCCTGACAGGGCCACGGCCCCGGAGGAAATCGCGATACCGGACGGGAGGGACCCGGTGGTTTTCCCCGCGCCATCGGACCAGTACGCGTTATTACCCGCGGAATCCTCGGTGCAGATAAAGTGGGTGAACCCGGTTGACCCGCCCGTGGCGGTAGCCTTGCGGAATACAAGTACAGTACAGCCCGTAGCGGTGGGGTAGATTGACGCCACGTTGAACACGTTCCCCGAGGTAATTTTCAGGCACCCCGCACCTAGGAATTTCTCGGTTGTATCAATGGAACACCCGGTGGTGACCGAGGTCGTCCGGCCCTTGCTCCCGTACAGATTCGAGTCAAACCGCCACGCCTCACCCATGCCACGGATTAACTGGTCCCATGCGAACGCGTCCGCCGCGGCCATGTGGGGGGTTTCGAACTTCAGGTCGTGCTTTACCGCGATACGGCTACGGCGGAGCGTACCGTCGAACGCTTGTGAAACGTCCCCAATATCCCGGCGAGATTCCTCTAGCGTGTCGTTCAGAATGGGAAGTTCGACGCCGATGACTTGTAGGTATGCCATGTTAGAACCCCGCGGCGGCCGCGCGTTGCTGAACGGTAGCCCCCGACATGTTGAAGTTTACCCGCATGTCCGCGGACCGGACCGCCCGTACCAGGGCCGCCAGTTCGCCATCGATTGTAATATCGATGCTCTGGGGGCCGCTTGCCCCGCCGATAGCATCGGACGAGTTGAACTGGGTTCCCTTGATTCGGTATCCCGTGGGAACGTTCGTTAGCGATTCCGACAGGCTGTCGGCCACGTCCGCGAGGTTCCCCAGGGAGTTACCCGCGTCGATACCGCCCTCGTTAATGTGTTTCCAGATGTATTTCGACTCGTCCCCCCATCCTTCCGCCTGCTTCTGTAGCCCCGACGCGGTACCGATTAGTTTCTGGCCCGCCCCGAGGATGCCCATCGTTAGGTTAACTAGCCCGGTGGTATCGATTCCCATTGCGCCCACAATGCGGGCAACGCCGGCGACCAGATACGCGAACCCGATAGTTAACTGGCCCGCGGCCCCGATAATCCCGGCGATGCTAGACGCGATAACCGCGACCAGCATAAGCGTTTCTGCTTTCAGGATGTTCGCCACAATGCCGACGATATTGAACGCGTCCCCCATACCTAGCAGGTCGCCCACCAGGTTGTTCACGATACCGACTAGCACGTCGAGTACCTGGTTAATCACGTTCAGCGAGGGGACGATGGCCTGTAGCAACCGGCCCACAATCAGGAACACTGGCTGCAGGGACTTCATAATCACGAGGGACACATCGTTGACCGCGGCGAGTAGCGGGATAATCCCCTCTACCAGGCCGTTCAAACCCTCCGCGAGTTTCTTTGTGAACGCGTTCGACATTTCGATTACTTTGGCGAACTTTTTGTTGTCCTTAATAATCTCGGCGAAAACGGCGATGATGGCCCCCCACCACCCGCCAGACTGAAACCCGGAGATACCCGCCTGTACTATCTGCCCCGCGCGGCCCAATGCGCTGAGGCCCGATTGCGTGGCGGCCATAATACCGGCGGCCATTTTCTCGCTAGCCTCCTTAATCTTGTGCCCCGTTTCGGCCATCGCGTCCAGAGACTTACCCCACGCTTTCGTTACCTTGGACGGGTCAACGCCTTGCTGCATATCCAAGCGGATGCGCTTGGCCATGTCCTCGAGTCCCGCCTGTAGCTGGGCGGTATCGAAGTAAACCTTGTCGTGGGCCATGGACACGGCGAAGTCCGAGGCCATTTCCTTAAGCCCCTCTTGGGCTTTTTCTATCGCGTCTTGCTGGGCAAAGTTAAACGCCGCGTACTTCTCCGCTAGCTGTGTCGAGAGCTCTTTCGCTTCCTTTTCCTTCTGGGCGATGGCCAGCGCGAAGTTCTGGACCGTGTCCTTACCGGCCATGACTTTCGCCTTTAGCGGGTCATTCTCTTGGGCGTCTAGCGTGTCGATAACGTCCTGGTGCCCCGCCCCGGCCCCGTTGTACTTCGTAACCAGGCCGTCAACCATTTCACCGAAGCCGCCTAGCCCCGCGGTCGCGGTTTTCACGAGGGACGCAAAGTCGAATGTCTGGTCGGCCGCCTCTTTCAGCTCCTGTACGTATTTCGCTTGCGCCTTTTCCCCCGCCTCAAGTTCCTGGTATCGCTTGTTCCCCGACAGGAGTTCCTTAGACGCGCCCAGACCCTCCATACGGGACTTTTCGGCCCGTATGGCGTCCAGTGTGTCCCGGGCATACGGTAACTTCGCCGTGGCTGCAGCGGCTGCAATCGGCCCCTTGAAGTTCGCAAGCTGTTTAACTGCCCCGTACGTGATGATTACCGCGGCCGCGATTCCGAGAATGGCCCCGGTCACCAGACCCGCGGGGGTGAGCATGCCGCGTATAGCTTGACCCATGCCCCCGAACATTTCCGCGACTTTACCCACGCTAGAAATCGCCGCGCCTATCGCTGCGATTTTCACAACCATCACGGCCGCGTCCGATACGAACGCCTTTTGCTTTGGCGTTAACGCGTCCCACGCGGATATCAACCGATTTATGAACTGTTCTAACTGGCCTATCGCGGGGATAAGCGCGGTGGCAATGCGCACGGATAAAACGTTGTACGCATTCGTTACGTTATCCACCGCGCGCTTAACCGGGTCCGAGAACTTCGCGGCGTTCGCTGTAAGTACCGCGCCGATACCCGTTAGCATGCCGGTGACTTCCATCACGTCCCGGCCCAGCTTTTTCATTTCCTTACCAACGCGGTCTAACCCGTCGATGGCCTCGGAAACCTTAGCGGAAACAACGAACTCTAGCCTTTCTTGTGCCACGTATTACCTCCGCGGGGCCGGTTTCCGCTTGGCCTTTTCAAATGCCTCTTTCTCGGCATCGTCGCACATTTTCAGATACATCGCTAACTCGAGGAATTCCCCAGCGGAACATTCCTCGAGCTCCCGTGGAAGGCACCCGAACTCACGGCAAACACGGAGGAATACGCTCCGGTCCGGGTGCTCTACAAGTTTTTTTCGATTTCGTCCGCGTTAGCCATTTCGCCTACTTCCTTAAGCGCTTTGGCGAACGCTCCCACGAAATCGTCCACGCTGCGTTCTTCCATGGCCGCGATATCAGCGACCTCGAGAACTTGCACGTCCGTACCGGGTACGTACACGCATTCAATCAGGGCGTAGGAAAGCGACTTGATATCGTCCCGCGAGCCATCCTTTTCGAGCGAGATTTTCGAAAGCCGCCTTTGCTGTTTCATGGACGGCGCACGGACCTCGAATGTCTTACCCTTCCACTGAACGAGCTTAGACGTACGGACCGCGGGGGACGCCAGTAGATGGTCCCGGAGTTCCTTACGTGCGTCGCGTTCCTCGGGCGTTTGCTCGCTTATCGACTTAGCCATGTGTGTTACCCTCTCTCACTACGTTATGAATCCGTGCTCCACGCTGCAGCCTGACCGCCGGTTCCGTCCACCCCGGCGACCGCGCAAGACTGCCACGAAAGCGTGGTATTGACCAGCGAGGCTACTTCACCGGACTCTTTCATGTCGGCGAACTTAGCGAACGCGCGGAAGTAAACCCCGTTCGGCATGGTAATACTGATTACCCGGCGGGTACCCGCGAGAAAATCGGACAATGGGATAACCGGGTCCGCGTCACCGATATCCGTTCGAAGGTCGCCTAGCTGGCCCAGAGTCCCCGAGAAATCCGCGAGGCCCGCGGTACGTGAGTGGTACTCGGTCGCGGAGTCCATCACAGTCGAGTCGAGTAAATCCCGGGCCGCGTTAATCTCGAACGACTTAGCCTCAGCGACCTGGAACCGGGGCAGGTAGCGCCCCGTAATCGTGACCGGGCCCGTAAACGAACCCGAGTTTTTACGCGCAATGCCGCGCACGTAATCGATAGTAACCGCGGAATCCGCCAGGGGTGTGCCGTTGTCGATAACCGATAGGGACGAATCCGGGTCGATAACCTGCTTAGTCGCGTCCGTAATCTGGTACGCGGACGCGGAAAGGGACGTGGTGGCCTCCGTGGTCATTGCCACCGAGGCCCCGGTCTGTTCTATGACGCATGCGTATGCAGCTTGTGCGCTCACAGTAGCCCCTTAGTTATACGGTTCCGAGCGCGCCTACAGCGTGAAGCGTAGCGGAGAACTGAACAACGCCAGCGACTTCGCCGGTAATTTTGTAGTCCGCGACTTTCACGGCGCACTTAAATCCGGTCGAACCATCGGGGAGGTACCGGACATACCCGGTCGCACCCGACGCGAACGAGGTACGGATAAGCGCTTGCGGGGCGTCCGCGGATTCGAAGTTACCCGAAACCGTAAACTGAACGTCCTTAAGCCCCTGAATCTTGACATGATACCCGGTCGTATCTTTGAAGTCCGTAACGTCAAGCAAGTCCCCGCTTGCGGACATTTCACAGGACTTAATGCCGGCGACCTCTCCAGTCGTGTCGGTTGCGGCGAAGTGTACTGCTCCGGGGTGGGCGGCTATTGCCATGACGTGTACTCCTGTGTTCGTTGGGAATGCTACTTAAGAAGCAATATATCTGCAAACGGCGGTCATTGTCCAAAGGTTGCGCTGTGTCACGGGGTCTAAACCTACGTGCGTCGGGGAGGATTCACGCATTAAAACGTCTATGTACCCGCTAGGGACCGCTTGCTGTAGGTATCCCCATACCGCATACGCCAGGGCCTCCCCCTGTACATGGCCGTCATAACCGGCCATCCCGTGAATGATGATTCCAACGTCCGCATGGATTAGGGCCTTACGCGCGGTGGTAATCAGGGGTTCCGGGAAATCCCCGCCCGCGTTATTCAGGCGAACCACTAGCGTGTTCGGCATAGGGTGCGCATCGTAGGAAAACAGGTTGCTGTTACTGGCGAGGGTCACGCTCGCGAGGGTTTGCCCGTTCAGGAACGTTTCCAGGTCGCCGGGGCAGTCTTTCGGGGTCATTTTCCGCCAGCTCCTATCAGTACCTTGAACAGCTTAAACAGAATCCCGCTACCTCCGCCACCGCCCTTTCCGCCCTTGGGTTGTGGAGCGGTCCCCTTCCGTTGCGTCCGTTGCGCATTATCCCACGCGTTTTTAATGTCCTTCTTGACGCGTTCCTTTGCTTTCGCGGCCGCGCCTCGCATGGTTCGGACGTAGGCTTTCTGTAGCCACTTGTAGCCCTTGCCGTTGTTCTGTGCCCCGGGTAGCCCTTTTGTCGTGTGCCCGTCGTATGGGATTTCGTGCACGTACAGGGCGTAGGGCATTTCATACCCCATCGTTACCAGGGGGTTGTTTCCACCCTGGGGTTTCCGAATGAACGCGGAGGCCCTCAGCGCGCCGGATACCACGGGAACGGTTTTCTGTGCCTCGTCCATCGTCGTTAGCGCGATATCGTAGGTAATGGCGTTCTCCGCGGACGGGGCGAGCGAGGCCCCCGCGGCCTCGAGCCGTTTACGGAGTTCGGGCATACCCTTGATATCAATCTTAACCATTACAGCTTGTCACTCCGCCGGAAAATCGGAACCATACTCGACATGTCTTCGGACGAGTCTGCGGTCAGGTTGTTATGTGTGCCGTGCGACCGGGGGCCGCTGGCCTGTTCAGACGGGGCCGGGGCATCGCCGAGAATCAGATAACCGAACTCTTTCAGGTCCTTGTTTCTCTGGTCCTGTACTTTCTGCCACGCTTCGGGAACCGCGCCGGCCCCGGCGATGGCCTCCATAACGGCGATGGCCGCACCCTGGCGGATGTACGTAGCGCACCACGCATAGGCGCTAGGGTAGGTGGCCCCCGCGTCCGTGGAAATCGTGGCCCCGGTAACGTGGACCGCGGCGAGGCGGCCGATAAGCTCCGCGGCCACGTTCGTTATCATTTCGCCCACGATGGTTGCGGTCGGTTTCGTGGAGGCGGAGAACGCCACGAGGGACGGAAAGTAATGGTCATGTACGGAAGTATGCGTGAGGCCGAAAACGGGAATAGCCATAGGTGCCCCTTAGAATTTCCCCAGTGACTTGAGTATACCCGCGATTGTACCCGAGGCACCCAAAAGAGCGCCAAAGAACCCTAGCAGCATGCGGATACGATGGCGTTCGAGCTCGAGTACAGCGAACCGGCCATTAAGTACCGTGTGCTGTTCCTCGACTTGGGCCGTCCGCCGCATGTGTTCGTCTAGCAGGGTGTTATTGTGTTCGAGGTGAGTAGCGATAGAGTCTAGCCGCGCATCAAGGCGGATATCGCGGTCCTCGCGGCGTTGTTCAAGTGAAGAGATTTTATCCGCCGTGCGTTCCTCGTTCGCGCGGAGCCGTTCCTCGATACGAAATAGAGTCGTATCTGTAAGCCCCGTGTGGTCGTTCAAGGCGTGCCCCGGTCCAGGATTTTGACGTTGGATATGGTGCCGTTCAGCATGGTTTGCCCAGTGGACACGCTCCCGATAATAGCCGTGGCCGCTTGCGTGGCGATAATACCCGTACCGCCTCCGCCGGGGCTAGAAATGGTCGCGGCGACTGGCGAACCATCCGCCCAAAGGGAGAGCGTCCCCGAGTTCGCGCAACCGTAAACCGTATGAGCGGAAGTAGCCGATAGGGTCAACGAAGTCGCCTTAGCACGGAGGTAAGCCCCGGCCGCGTCACGGACGTCGAGTGTCACTAACCCGCTAGTGTCAACGAACAGCGAACCGCTGTTCGCGACCGCGGAGTTTCCCAGGGCGATAACCCCCGGAATGGAGTTGTCACCGAGCCACACCCCGCCAGTTGGCAGAACCGTTGCCCCGATGCACCACGCGGAAGGGTTACGACCGTACAGCGGGTTCGCAACGGTAAGCCCCGTTACAGCGCGGGTAACTGCCGTGGCGCCCGTGGGCGCGTAAGAAGTCGCGATGGAGCCCAGTTCTGTTTGAGCCCCTGTCGCCGCTACCGTGAGCGCGGTAATTCCCGTGCAACCTGTGCCCACGACACACCCGACCAACATTCGCGTTGTTGCCGCCGCCAGCGTTGCCGTGACACTGCATCGGCTCCATGTGTCTCCGACAGTGCAGGCGACTGGCGTTCCCTTCACTGCCTCGCTGCCGTTCTGTTGAAACCAAAGCCAGACAGTCGAGCCCGCGCCTGCGGTTCGCTTGAGGTAGATGCTCCCGGTATAGGCCGCGACGGTTGTTGCGGCCCCAACTGAATAGAATGCGGAAGCGTCGCCACTGTTGTTCGCCACCGCAGGGAACGCGAACGTCTCGGCGGTCAGCGTTCCATCTAAGGCTACCGCCGCGTTCGCCGTTCTAGTCGGAGCAGCAGCCGTTACGCCGTAGGGTGTCCACTCTACATTGTCGAGCGCATCACTGTACTTCTGGAGGTTCGTCCCGGCAGGCTCAGACAGATACCCACCACCCGTCACGCATGGGCGCCCGCTCGCGAGCACCGTCATCGACTGCCCCGTCGAGTCCACGCACGTCGCCGCACTCGCGCGAGTAAACGTTAAACTCTCCCCGAAACTCCCCTGCAAAGTCGTGGGTGCATATACCCCGAGGTTCTGCGCCATGGCTATATGCTGGGCGTCGGAAAACAATTCTTCCGACATGAAGCAGCCCTGAGTGAATGCGTTGGCAAACTGGTTAGCGCCTGGGTACGTCCGGTGATTGCAGGTTGTTGGAGTTGCGGCGGCCGCGCTCACCGGCCCATCGAGGTTTGTGGTGGTCGCTCCAGATTGAACTCCATTTATGAAAACCTTTCCGACTGACGTTCCAGAACCGACGTAGTGATAAGAGACGCAAGCCAGAGTTGGGGCCCCGCTCGTCACGGCTCCCGCCGCCGCGTTAATCGCACTACCGGAGCCAGCTGTAACGTAAACGTAGGGCGCGGGGGTTCCGGCCGTTGTCACGCTGAACTCAAATGCACGATTGCCCGCGGTGTTGGTATCATGCGCAATGAGCATCGGACTCGCCAGCGTGTTTAGCTGCCCGAACCAGCACGCTGTCCAGTCCGTTTGCGACATGCTGGCGTTAGGAGTTGCAAATCCGTCGTTACCATCAGTCGCGCGCCCGGAAACCGTGCATCCGTTATCCCCGCATGGTAGCCGCGTCCGCGTGGCCGCGGTCGGGGAACCTACCGCGGAAACAGATAGCGCGGTCCCGCCATCGGTCTGCGTTAGTGCGGCCCCGCCATCGGGTCGCATGCAGAAAGCGGAAGGCCCCCGGAGCGAGGGCATAACATCGCAGATATCCGCGATAGCGGTAGGGTTCGACACCGGACCGCTAAACACGGTTGGCTTACGGGTCAGAAAGTAAGAAGCCCCGCCGATAAGCGTAACGGCGAGGCCAGCGGCAAATAACCTTTTCATACACCCTCTTATGCGGTCATCTGAAACACTTTCACGTTTACCGCGCCGGCGACACCTAGCACGGAAACCTTAGT